AAGGCCATCGCCCAGGAACCGAAAGTCCTGGTAAATTCTCTCCGTATCGCCTGATACGCACAAAGCCTCAGGGCGCGCATCCTGGGCAGTTACGGATTTTCTTTCAAAAGGGGGCGGAACTGGCTCATATTGGCTCAATAGGTTACGAGCATTTCTCAAAATGAAAGGGCGACCCAAAAAGGCGGCACCGGCGGACGGCCTCGCGGCCTGGATCGAGGGCAACGTCGAACTGCCACAAGGCACCACCGCGGAGCCGGGCCCGGTGCACCTCTGGCCGTGGCAACGCGAGATCGCCGACGCGATATCGGACCCCGCCTATGAGCGGGTCACCCTCGTGAAACCGACCCGCGTCGGCTTCACGGCATTGTTGACTTCGGCGATCGCGTACCACGTCGTGCGCGACCCGGCGCCGATCTTGTGCCTGCTGCCGACCGAGGCCGACTGCCGCGACTTCCTCGTCAGCGACGTGGAGCCGCTCTTCGAGGCCAGCCCGGCGCTCGCCGGCCGGCTACCGACGCCGACGACCGCGGGGCGCAGCAGCCGCAACACCCTCTTGCACCGGATTTACCCTGGCGGCTCGCTCAAGTGCGTCGCCGGGAAGGCGCCGAGAAATCTGCGCCGGCATACCTGCCGCGTCCTCCTGGTCGACGAAGCCGATGCGATCGAAGTGTCGGCCGAAGGCGACCCGATCAGCCTGGCCGAGCGCCGGACGTTGAGCTTCGCCAACCGGAAGATCATTGTCGGCTCGACGCCGCTCGACGAGGCCACGAGCCACGTCATGCGGGCCTATGGCGCGTCCGATCAGCGCTTCTACGAAGTGCCATGTCCGGCGTGCGGCGGCTTCAATGAAATCCTGTGGCGGCACATTGAATGGCCGGAAGGGCGCCCCGAGGCCGCGGCCTATCGGTGCCCGCACTGCGGCGAGCTCGTCCCCGAGCGGCATAAGCCGAGAATGGTGCAGGAAGCCTGCTGGCGAGCGACAGCGCCAGGGGTGGCCGGGCATGCCGGCTTCCGTCTAAACGCACTGGTGTCCCTTCTCCCGAATGCGGCGTGGGGCAAATTGGCGGCCGAATTCCTGCGCGCGAAGGACGACACCGACACCCTTCGCGTCTTCGTCAACACGACGTTGGGCGAGCCGTGGCGCGAGCAAGCCGACGAAGTCAACGAGGCCGATCTCATGGGCCGCGTTGAGGGCTTCGACCTCGACCACGTCCCGGCCGCGGTGCTGGCGATCACGGTCGGCGTCGACTGCCAGGACGACCGCCTCGAGGCCAGTGTGATCGGCCACGGCCGCGATGGGACCATGTACGTCCTGGCGCATACGACGATCTGGGGAACCCCGCATGACGAGGACACCTGGTCGGAACTGGACAAGCTCTTGCTGCAGCGCCGGCGGCACCCGCATGGCGGCGTCCTCAAAGCCGACGCTGCCTTGGTCGACGCCGGTGACGGCGGCGTCTATGACGTCGTCCTCCGGTTCTGCAATGCCCGCATATCTCGCCGTGTGCTCGCCGGCAAAGGGGCCGCCGGCTTCGGCCGGCCGATCATCCAGGCGAGCAAGACGAAGCGCGGCCGCCTGTTCATCATCGGCGTAGACGCCGCGAAGGCACAACTGCTCACCCGATTGTCGCGCGGGACCACGATCCGATTTTCGCACACCCTCGACGCCACCTACTTCGAGCAGCTGGCGTCCGAGCGCCGCGTCGTGCGCATGTCGCGTGGCCGGCCGGTGGCTGCTTCGAAAGGAAGATCGGCGCGCGCGCGGAAAGCCTCGATTGCATGGCTTACGCGCTCGCGGCCAAGGCAGCGCTGTCGCTCAGCGCCGCCGCCTTCGATCAGCGCGAGGACGCGCTGCGGGCCACGACGCCGCCACCGCCGGCGCCGAGTGTCGTTCGCTCGAAATGGATGACGGAGCGGCGGCCATCATGGGAACGTTAGGACAGGGGGCCGGTTTTGACCGCCTTCCGCTCGGCATTAGGACCAAATCAGATTTCGTTTTCGCACAGCCAAGACCCATGGCAGGCATGGTGATCGAGTTTATGGAGGCTTTGGTATCTATGATTAGCCAATTTCAATTGGAGCAATTGCAGTCACCACTCTAGGCACAAGCGGAACCATAAGTTGGCGATTACATCGTGGACAATTAGGACTATGTACGGATATTAAGTTACCGTAACGATCACGAGAAACATAATCGTCAACATCGAATTTCGCTTCGCATGAAAAACAAAAACATGACCACACCTCTTTTTGCACTCCTACCTTATTGACGTGGCATCCCACCTGCGAATCAACTTGAATTCCAACGGTGTTTAACGCAACTGATTGGTATGATGCGAGTTTTAAAGAGAGTACCGTCTTTTGACCAGGCAATAGCACCCAGGTCACAGACCACTGCTCTCCTTCTGGGGCTTCAATAGGGGCACCTATTACATCTTCTCGCCGGGGAAAAAGTGCAGGCGTCCTCCAATGGTTCTGGACAATTTCGTTGACGACATCATCCGTGCAGGTCCCCGGGCGCCACACTTTGTTGTTGAAGATTGCGCGATTTGGCAAGTTGTATGGACCAGGATCGTTTTCTGCAAAATCGCCGTAATACAAAGTTGGAAAATCTTCGTCGCGATTCCACGACTCTACGACAGTTCCCGGAGGTAAGACGACCCGTAAATTGAATCTAAAAATGGACTTGCCCCATAAGGAAGGCTGGATTAACGCTCAAGTACCGAATAATGGCCGACACCAAATAAGGCTCACCCAGCCGAGGAATTCCTTCATCTACGAAAGTGGTTGTCCATACCGCCGGCAATGGATCAGGTGAGAGCCGGGGGTCCCTTGTGTATTGCTGTTGCAGTGATCCTTCTGGCATGGCGTTTCCTTACCTATGATATATTCATACATTTAATCACGGGTTGACACGACATTTCCAATGAATAGGTACTTAATTATCGTCCAGTTCAATGACTGTTATATTAAAACGATCATTTTCATTTGTCCGAGTCGGGGAATCTGGCAACGCTATCAATCTGAGTGTGAGAACACCTGAGTTCCATGGCCAATCAAATTTGACCACCGCAAATATCGGAGGAAAAGGAATGTGCGTGAGCGCCTGATTAGCCCACACCTTCGCCTCTACCTCCCACCCTGGGTGCCCCTCCACAGAAGCAGATTTAAGGTTGAACACAGCTTGAAACTTCGGGGAGGCGGCGGCCTCGCTCGCCACCTCGCCGGCAGGACCCCCGTCCTTGCAGTGTCACGATATCGGCCATCTTATTTGCCTGCATTTGTGTACCAGCCGCGGTGCTCGACGAAGCCCGCGCCCCAGTCCAATGAGACGCGGACCTCGAGCCCATCGACGTGAAAACCCGCGCGGCTCTGCACTTGCGGACCCGGGGCGCCGCTCAGGTACGCAAACTCCAATCCATCAATCGCAGCCGGATCGGCCGCGAGATACCAACGCGTGGTGTCGACGAGGCGAGGCTCGACGACGAGGCGCAGATTGCTGAAGACGTTTACGTTGTCGAGCTCGACGGGCTGGATCGCCGTCAGCGCCTTTTGCGTCGCCGTTTCCACTTCCGGCGGCACCACGACATAGGCCGGCTCGACGACGATCAAGCCGCCGCTCGGGCCCGTCTGCCGGCGCATGGCGAGCCTTGCGGCGCTGAGCGTCGTCTCGGACACCGCTGCGCCGGTGGCGCTGACATTCTTGTGCGTGGAGTGGAAGAGGGTCTTCGTGTCCTTCATGACGGGCCCGAGGCCGGAATTGGAGACGAGCAAATTGACGAGCGCCGTCGCCTCGAAGTTGGCCGCGGCCTGGCCGAGCCGCCGCGAGATATCGCCGAAGGCATTCACGTCGTCATTCACGAGCGCCTTCCGCGTGATCCCGAAGATGCGGCCGAAGCTATCGAGCGCGTACGTCTCTTCGGCCTCTTCCAAGGTGCCGGACTTGAATTCGCCGGCCTCGTCGACCTTCTCCAGCGTCAGGCCGCTGCTGTCCAACATGAGGCGGTGCTTGGTCCTGAAATCGGCCGCGCTGGTCTCGCGCGCCAATCGCCGGATCGCGCTCGTGGCCGCGTCGTAGGACGCCCGCAAAGTCCTATTGACGCTGTCCGCGAGGATCAAACTAAAGTCGCTCGTCGAATGCAACGCGCGCTCGATCGGTGTCGCCGCTGTCGCTCCGGCCACGCTCAGGCCTGCCCGGGTCACGCAGTCGCGGGCGCATTCGGAAACGGACATGCCGATGTACGGCCGCGCTGCATTGCTCGGCGCATGTCCGGGTGTGGCCCGGGTGAAGAGCGCCTCGCCGATCGCACGCACCCGCATTTCAGGACTGACCGACATATCCCGCGCGGTGTGGACATTGGCCGCGGCCGATCTGATCTGCAATTCGAAAAGTATTTCCTGCCGCGCCTCAGAGAGGCTGGCGTTGCGATCGATCAGCGCATTGGTGACGGTATCGTCGACTCCGGCCCGCTGGGCCAGGCCGCGGATTTGTCGGTTGGTCTCGGCCCGTGGCCCGTCGCCGCTTGGCCCCGGCAAGTTGCGGGTGTGTGCGTTGCGATCGGCCGGGACCGACACGAAACTCGCTTCCCTGATGATCCACTTGGTGGCCGTCCTAGTCCTCGTGCCGTTGGCGTCAACGCCGTCGCGCCATTGCTGGACTTCGTATCCAATCGACATGTGCCGGACCACGCCGTCGCGGATGTCGGCGACGAGCGGTTCGATCTCGGGTCTCGAAGAGAAGCGCACCACGCCGATCACTTCACCGCCTTCGACCCGCACGCTATCGAGCACGCCGAGGACGGCGTCGAGGCCGTGCTGTTGATGGCTGTCCAAGACGCTTGCGTTGCGGCTTCCCGCAACGTCGAGGCCGGCGGGATCGAGTATCTCGAGGAAGGCGCCGCGAGCGTCGGTGCGCCGCACTGGCGCATTCGAGGCGATCACGGCCTCGATCGATCGCGCCGCTGCGTCGAAGGACTGCGGCCGCGGGACGGCGTCCCTGATTTCCAGGACAGCCGTGTGATCACGAAAGAAGAGCGGGCTACGGTGTAGCATCGAAATTCTCCAACTGCTGTTGCTGTTGCATGCGTGGGACGAAAGTGTCGGCCGCGATCTCGGCATCCACATCGTCCGGGTCTCTACCGCGGCTGGCTATTGTCTCTCTTCGCGAGCGAACGCCGGCATTGATGAGGGCCACGTCGGCCTGTGCCTCGCGGTACGGATCGAGGCTCGCGAAGTCGTCGAAAAGAAAGTCGACGGCGAAGTATGGTGATGGATCACGCTCAAAATCCGCGGCGTACATCCGGCCGCTCAAGATTTCCAACGTGACCCATCGCGCCCAGATCGGCCTCAACAACCTAGCGATCAGCAGCGTTTTACGAATAGTTTTGACGCGTCTCTTGAATGCCTCGATTGATACTTTGGTGCTGCTGTATGTCGCCTCGCTCATGTCGCCGGTGAGCAATTCGTAGCTGAGGCCACCAGCGCCAGCCGCGACCTGGCGCAACAAGGCCTTTAGCAATTCGCCGCTGCCCTCAACGTCTGGCACTTGCGGGAAAACAATCGAGGCGTCGGGCGGCAAAAGCCTTAGGACGCCTGGCTCCAAACTCAATTCCTGTGGGTCCCGGCTGCCGCTGCCCAGACCGCTGCCGCCGCTCGGATCGGTGACCCAGCCGCCGAAAAGTGCCCCGGTATTGGCTCTCGCCAATAGACTGTCCTGTAGCGCATCGATTTGAAGGATGGTGGTCAAGACCGGGCTCAGCCACGACTGGCCTCTGACCTGGCCGGGCGTCCGCACCTCGAAGCAATGAAGGATATCTTCCGCCGGAATGCGCAGCGGCGCCCACGCCCGCGTCGATACGATCAGATCGGCCTGCTTCGGAAAAACATGATAAGCGGTGCGCCTGCCCGCCAGACTGAATTCGACGCCGGCAATTATTCTCGCCAGGCCCTCGATCTCCCTCGTCAGCGCCGCGTCCAATTGCTCGGGACTGAGCAAGCTCAGCCGGAGCTCGCCGCCGCGCGCCGTCATCACCATCTGCGTCAGGCCCTCGCCGGAAGCGACCATGCTGCGGACGTGCGTCACGAGGAAGCCAGCCAAGTCGTGCAAGCCCTCAGTGTCGACGGCTTTGGACCACTCGCGGAAGGCGTTTTCGAGCGCGCACCGCACGGCCTCGTTTGGGTGCCGGCTCGCGATCGAAACCCCGGTGCCGCAAAGCGAAGTGCTCCACACATCGGATATCGCGCTGGCCGTTGGCGACGATCCGATCAAGTAATTGCTTCGCGAGGCGTCGCGGTGACGTATCGCTAATTGCTGCCGTGCCGGCGCGGGGTTGCCCGCCCATGAAGGCCAACGAGAAGACGGCCGCGCGCCGTCGCCGTTGAGGCGATCGGCGGCGCGGCGCAGGGTGCGCGACAGGGTCCGGCGCAAGCTCAATTGGCATGCCTCCGCCGGATGTAGGCCGCGTAAAGGTCGGGCCTCAACTCGTACATGACCAGCCCCTTGGCCAAGCCAAAATCGATATCGAGCGCGTCGGCGAGGCGCTGGACGGCGGCTTCGGTTTCCTCCTGGGTCGGCGGGGTCGAGCCGCGGGCGAGCCGCGCGTCGAGGTCGGCCCACCACATTTGCCAGGCGTATCGGGCGTCGGCGCTGTTGAGATAGGTCACAATTTCTTCGGCAGTCATGCGTCCTCCGAAATCTCAGCGCGCACCCGCACACAGGCAGTAGTCTGGGCGACAGAGCATTCCTGTGCGATCCCCGGATACCGGGTTCGGAGCGTTTTCACGTCGACACGCGAACGCCGCCAGGTCCCAACCACTGCCGCCCAGCGGGAGCCGAGATGCTCGCCGGGGCCGTATTCGACAACTTGGTCGCGAAGCTTCTCTTCCTCGCGTTCCAGGGCGGCAATACGGGCCCGGATATCACCGAGCGCGTCCACGACCGCGCCGCTGTTGCTCTTCATTTTGGCGCCTTCGCAGCAATGTCTTCGAGGCGCAGCAGGGCCGCGTTTACAAGCTCGCCCACCGGGAAGATCAAACATGGTTCGGCGTGTATCCCGCGCCTCGCCAGGTTATCGCGCGCTTCGGGATCGACGCGGTGGTTGTCGCCATGGACGCGACGGCGGAAGACGCCTTCAAAGACTTCAGTGAAGTCACTGACCCGCATGTCACGAGCGTCGCCGGAGCTCGGGTTGAATTTTCCCAGCGGCGGATAGGTGACGACCTCACATGTGAAGGCGTGGTCCTCGCTAGTCAGGGCGTGAAACGCCAGATGAAGTTGCCACTCGATCTCGCCGCGCCGGACAAGCTCGCCGACGATAAGCTCCGCAGCCTGTGCCGACGTGCCACCCGGTATGCCGAACCGGGACAGCCGTCCCATGATCGCGAGCTTCACGACATCGGCGGCAGAATAGAGCCGGCGTCGACCTGACCCCGGGTTCTGCGCAGACAGCCGCACGATCGAACGATTGACCCACGTCTGCAACGTGTCGGCAGCGATCGCCCCGACCTCAATCACGACGGGCTGCTCAAACTGAGGCTGCAATAGTTCCATTGTTGTCCTCACGTCAGGCAAAGTAGCATCGCTATTTTTTATAGCAACACGAAAATAGCTATGCTATTTTGTACCATCCGGCCGATGCAATGGTCGGCCGGAGGAACGCCACCGCAACCGAAAGGACAGTGCAATGCGAAGGAGTGAAGCGTACCCGCAGCGTTACTTCAAAGTCGAAGGCTTTGGCGATCCACGGGTGCTGGAAATCCGTGCCGTGGTGATGGAACCCTTCACGAACAAGGACAAGGTTACCGACAAACCGGTCCTCTATTTCAAGGGGGTCCAGACCGGCCTGGTGCTCTCATTGACGAATTGGGACAGGCTCGGCGAGCAGATCGGCAACGACGAAACGGACATGTGGACCGGCGCGACCGTCAAGCTGTGGCTGGACAGGGACGCCAAATATAACAACGTCCCGTGCCCGCAGTTGAGGCTGGATCTTGTGAAGCTTCCCGCGCAGACCGTGCTGGACTTCGGGGACTTCGGGACGCCGCCCAATGACGGCGTCCCGCTGACGACACAGCTGCCGGACGACGGCATTCCCTTCTAACTGTGACAGGGCGGCGGGTGAGCAGACCGCCGCCCCAATCTTATTTCAGGTACGCAATGCAACCGATCTCTAGCGCAATTGCGCCGAGAAGTGAGGCTGACCTGCTGCTTGGCCAGGCGTTGGGGCTTGCAGCCCGCGGCCTCGCGGTTTTCCCGATTGTCGAACGCGGCAAAGTGCCATTGGCCGGCAGCCGCAGCTTCAGAGACGCAACCTTGGAGCCGAGCCGCATTCAGGCGTGGTGGCGCGTTAATCCCAACTACAACATCGGCGTGGCAACCGGCGCGGCTTCCGGCGTCTGGGCGCTGGACATTGACGGCCTCGACGGCGAGACGACGCTGCGCAAGCTCGAGGCCGAGCACGGCGCGCTGCCGCAGTCCGTCGAAAGCGTCACCGGCGGCGGTGGCCGCCACGTCCTCTTCGCCATGCCGGACGATGGGCGACCGGTGCGCAATTCCGAAAGCAAGATTGGCGACAATCTCGACGTGAGGGCGACCGGCGGCTTCATCGTCGCGCCGCCCAGCGTGCACCCATCCGGGCGCCGCTACACCTGGAGCGTCGACAGCGCCAATGTCTTCGCCCAAGCGCCCGCGTGGCTGCTGGACATGGCAACCGCCGGGACAGCCGAGACTGCCACCAGCACGCCGCCGGAGGCCTGGCGTGACCTCGTCGAGGCCGGAGCGGCCGAAGGAGCCCGCAACGGCACGATCACCCGCCTCGCCGGCCACCTGTTTCGCCGCCTCGTCGACCCGCACGTGGTGCTCGAACTGCTGCTCGCCTGGAACGTGACGCGCTGCGTGCCGCCGCTGCCGGCGCACGAAGTCGAGCGATGCGTCAACAGCATTTGCGGCGCCGAGATGCGCCGGAGAGGGCGCCATGGCTGACGATGACAACATTATCCGCCTGGCCCAGCTACAGGCGCGCGATCCGGCCTGGTTCGTCGATTGCGTCAAAGGCGATAATGGTCGGCCGCTCGCGGTGCTCGCCAGCGCGATCGTGGCAATTGAAGCGGAATGGCCAGATCATTTTGCCTTCGACGAAATGCTCCAGGCGCCGATGCTCATGCTCGCGCTCAGCAGCGACGACGAGGCGACTTTCGTGCCACGGGCAGTCACGGATGTCGACGTGGGTATTGTGCAAGCTCGTCTGCAGCAGTTTGGGCTCAAGCATCTTGGGAAGGATACCGCCCACCAGGCTGTCGACGTGTGCGCGCATGGACGCCGCTTCCACCCGGTGCGTGACTACCTGACAGCGCTTGCCTGGGATGGCACGCCGCGGATTTCCTCGCTGTTCACACGGTACTTCGGCGCCGAAAATTCCGACTATGCGCAGGCAATCGGCCGCATGTTTTTGATCGGCATGGTGGCACGCATCTTCCAGCCGGGATGCCAGCTGGACTACATGCCGATCGTGGAGGGTGAGCAGGGCGAACGCAAGTCGACGGCATGCCGGGTGCTCGGTGGCGCCTACTTCTCGGACCACTTGCCGGACATCACCAGTGGCAAGGATGTCTCTCAGCACCTCAGGGGCAAGTGGCTGATCGAGGTGACCGAGCTACACGCCCTCAGCCGCGCGGAAGCGAGCTTGCTCAAGGCGTTTGTCACTAGGACCGTCGAGCGCTACCGGCCGAGCTACGGCCGCAAGGAAGTGATCGAGCCGCGCATGTGCGCCTTCGTCGGGACGACAAATCGGAACAGCTACTTGCGCGACGAAACCGGTGGCAGACGTTTTTGGCCGGTCAGGGCACCGGGTTCCGTCGACGTTGACGCCCTCGCGGGGGATCGGGACGCGCTCTTCGCCGAGGCTGTGGTCCGCTTTCGGCAGGGTGAGCCATGGTGGCCCGACCGGGCCTTTGAGCGCGAGCGAATGGCGCCCGAGCAGGCAGCACGTTACGAGGAGGACGTATGGGAAGAGGTGATCTTCAAGTTTCTCGAGGACCGCAATCAGACGACCATCGGGCAACTCGCCACCCAGGCACTGTCCATCGAAACGCCCAGGATTGGCACCGCGGATCAGCGACGCATCGCTGCGGCGCTCGAGCGGCTTGGCTGGGAACGCCGCGGGAAGGACGCGAAAGGGCTGATTGCGTGGAGGAGACGCGCCGGCTTCGGGAGCCTATTCGGGTGACCGAGGCCACTGGCGCACGGAGCACCCGGAGCACATGGAGCTTTTCCCTTCCTAGTTCATCGATTCGATGAAATCGATCATATGGGTGGGATTCATTTTTGCTGGGATGACTTGTAGCCTGACTGCTTGATTCGGAA